TATATTTTTATTCATCATCATCTCCTTAAGTTGTTTGTTTATTCATGTTGTTTCCCTTAAATTACCCTAATAATACACAACTCCTACAATTAACACAATACATCATCTTTCTTTTAATGTAAGCCTATTGTATACAAGGGTTAAACAGAGAGTACACATGACAATTATCCAAGGCGATTGCCTAGAAGTACTAAAGACTTATCCAGATAATCATTTTACTAGCATAATAACAGACCCTCCTTATGGCTTATCTTTCATGGGCAAGAAGTGGGATTATGATGTCCCAAGTATTGATATATGGAAAGAATGCCTAAGAGTGCTAAAGCCTGGCGGAACTATGCTTTGCTTTGCAGGTTCTAGAACGCAACATAGAATGACGGTTAATATTGAAGACGCAGGGTTTTTGATTAAAGATTGCTTGATGTGGTTATATGGGAGCGGATTCCCGAAATCTACGGATATTAGTAAGCAGTTGGATAAGATAGCAGGAGTCGAAAGAAAGATCATAGGTGAAAGACTCACAGGAACAATTGGCAGACCAACAAGCGATGGAACGAAGCCAAGTTTATCTAATCCTAATCATGGATCAGGAAATCAAATTATTGATGTTACAGCCCCATCAACCCCTGAAGCCAAACAATGGGACGGCTACAAGTCGCATGGCTTAAAACCCGCCTACGAAATTGTTATTTGTGGTGAAAAGCCTTTTACTTCTTCAGACCAACGGAATATAATAGTTGAGAACCTATTAAAATTAGAGGCTCAATTATGGTTAATCTTGTCTGCAAAAACTGCGGAAAAATATATTGGCAAGGAAAGAAACGAGCAGAAATTAGCAAATATTGCTCAATGGAATGCGTCAGAGTACATAAATATAAGAGAAAGTTTGTTAGAGCTGATGGATATGTTTCAATTAGAAGAAACGGTAAAGACCATCTTGAACACCGTTATATTATGGAAGAAAAGCTTGGAAGACCTTTGGAAAGACACGAACATGTCCACCATAAAAACGGTAATAAATCAGATAATAGACTTGAAAACATTGAGTTACTTCTTATCGGAAAACACACTGCAACACATCATAAAGGAAGAGATAAAACAACGTGGATCATGGTTAAATGCCTCACCTGTGGCAAAGATTATGAACGCCGTATTAAAGAGCATGAACGCCACCCAAGAGCTTTCTGTTGCCGAGAATGTTATATCAAGTCATCTCACAAAACCGCAGGGCGTGGCAGGAAAGACACTTTCTCCTAACTACGAACCAATCATAATGGCAATGAAGCCTAACGATGGGACTTATGCTAACAACGCTCTTAAATGGGGCGTTAGTGGGCTTAATATTGATGCTGGAAGGATTGAGACCGAAGATAACACAGAGAGACCTAACGGAGAAAGCGTTAATTGTTATGGAAAGTTGAATTATGAAAAATATTCTGGGGGACATCCTCAAGGCCGTTTCCCAGCAAATATTATCTTAGACGAAGAAGCAGGGCAAATGCTAGGAGACAAAGCTAGATTTTTTTATACTGCTAAAGCCTCAAAAGCTGAAAGGAATGGCTCGACTCATCCCACAGTTAAGCCTCTCAAACTCATGGAATACCTTATCAAGCTTATAATGCCACCTACAAACGGCTTAATTCTTGATCCATTTGCAGGAAGTGGAACAACCATAGTAGCAGCAACACGCTTAGGCTACAACTCCATCGGCATTGAGCTTGAAGAAGAATATTGCAATATAGCCATCAAGCGTGTAGAATATGAGAGGAATAAGACTAAACAGATGGAGATGGAGTTATGACTGAGTGGATAAAAGTAATAGACAAATTCCCTCCAGAAAACACTAAAGTTTTAGGTATATATGGTATTGGAGTAAGTGGGGCTGAGATATTAAGCGTCATGTGGTCTAAAGAAGATGGCTGGAGCGCAAGGGGCCTTAACTATGACAAGCCCTTGACAATAGTATACTGGACACAGATGCTAGACGTTCCAGAGAAATGGTGGGAAGGAAAGGAGGAAGCTAATGACTGAGTGGGTAAGTGTTAAGGATAGGATGCCTCCTAGGGACAGAAACATTCTTATCTATGATGAACTAGAATGGATATTTGTAGGAAGCCACGAAAGAAATTATTTGACGATAGAACTCCCATTACCATCTGTTTCGTATACTAAAAAACAAGAGAAAGACTTGTTGGAGCAATTTCTTATGTCTTACAGAGCTGCTATAGATCCCTTTATGTTTAGGTGTATCACGTTTGATTGTTGTCAAGGTAGAGCGTTATATTGGAGTGAGCTTCCTTTAGCACCGAGTGAAAATAATATTATTTGGAATGATAAAAACAATAAAAGACCTGAATATGACGAAGAAACTTTAATTTATCACAATAAACTTGGTGTTATCGAAGCATATGGGCTAGCTCATTCGGATACATACTCATGTAAAGCCTTGTGGGAAGATGAGGATGTGCAATTCTGGATGCCTTTACCCTCACCACCAAAGGACTAAATGCTAAACCTAAGCCCTAAACAAAAGCTAACACTTAAAGAGTCTACAGCCCGTATGAACATATGGGAAGGCGCTGTACGCTCTGGTAAGTCCTTTGCTAGTCTTATTCGCTGGCTAGAGTATATCCAAGAAGCTCCCGAAGGAAACCTAACTATGATAGGGCGCACAGCAACCACAATCAAACATAACTTAGTTGATGAGATATGCACACTTATAGGAACAGATGCCCGTTACTACAGTGGTAAGAACGAGTTAAACTTATGGGGAAAGAGAATCTATCTAATAGGCGCAAGTGATGAGCGTGCAGAAACAAAGATAAGAGGCTCTACCTTCGCAGGTGCTTACATTGATGAGGCTACATTAATACCTGAAAGCTTTTGGACTATGCTTCTTTCAAGGATATCAATCCCAGGGGCTAAAATCTTTACGACAACAAACCCTGACTCACCCTTTCACTGGCTAAAGAAGAATTACATAGACAGAGCTGATGAGTTAGACTTAAAGCTTTGGAAGTTTAAGCTAGATGATAACCCCTCATTAACAGAAGGCTTTAAAGACAATCTTAAGCAAGAATATCGAGGGCTTTGGTATCGGCGTTACATAGATGGTGAGTGGTGCTTAGCTGAAGGCACAATATACGACTTCTTTGATGAGTCTCTACATTGCATAGACTATCCACCCGGTCTAGCTGCTGAGTATTATGTTGGCGTTGACTACGGCACTAGCAACCCTTGTTCTTTTATTCTATTAGCGCACAGCCCCAACCATTATCCTAACATGTGGATAGAGAAAGAGTATTACTATGACAGCGCAGCCCATAATCGCCAAAAGACTGACTCTGAGTATGCTATAGATCTTAAGAAGTTCATTGAGGGCTATCCTGTTAGATCTATCTACATAGACCCAAGCGCAGCATCTTTTAAGCTAGAGTGCCAAAGGAATCAGATACGTAATATCTTAGATGCAGACAATGAAGTCTTAGACGGGATAAGGTTTGTTGCCGGCTTGTTAACAAATGGAACTTTAAAGATATGTAAGTGTTGCACTCATCTAATTAAAGAGATGGGCTCCTATGTCTGGGATACTAAAAGCAAAGACCTTGGAATAGACAAGCCATTAAAGAAGAATGACCACGCCCAGGATGCACTTAGGTACTTAACATTTAGTGCCTTCGGTAAAACAATGGGGTCTAACAACAGAATGACCCCAGAAGATTTAAAAGCCTTAAGAAGAAAAGCAGGGGTGTTTTAGATATGCGTTATATAGTTTTAAACTTACTGTGTTTTGGTGTGTTAGTTTGTTCATCTACTCTTAGAAGCAACGATAAGCCAGAGCAAGAGGATACAGAAGAATATCAAGACTTCGAGTACGAGCCTGAGTACGACAAGATTATTAGGGACTATCAGAGAGATGTGGAAGTTCATAATTCTTGGGATGCTTGGGGGGAAATGCCAAAAGTTACAGAGAAATAGGAAGTGACGCAATGTTGTGTCAATAGAACAAATTTGCTATGAGGGATAGTTTATGAAGGGATTTGGTATAGCACTTGCTTGGCTTTTTATGGGATGTTCTTATTATGTTTTAGATTCCCCTAGAATCTATTGGGGGGTTGTTTTATTGATACTAGCTCATGTTTTCTTTAATATGTGTATTGAGGAATAGTTTATGAGTAAAAAAATTTACAGAACATATAGAAAGATGTCTGACGATGAACAAAAAGAGAAGTTTGGTTTTTCTGAGACTGATTTAATTAAAGAGGGGGCTTGGCTAGCACCTCCATTTAATGAATTATTTGAACACGAGTGTTTAGTTGCGGATAATAGAATTGTAGAAGATGATGAAAAAGAGACCTAGATGTACATAATACTTGGAGAGGAAGAAATCTTTTTTGGTGAGATGATGGAGGTAATTACTAGGCATGAAATTTGACGATTTAATTAAAGAGTGTCCAAACTTATACCGCAATGGAATGTGTTTTGAATGCGGTGAAGGGTGGTATGATCTCATCAGAGATTTGAGTCTTAAATTGGAAGATCTTATTGTTGACAATCCTTATACTTCTGCTAGTGAGTTACTCCCTACCGAGGAGACAGGGTTTCTTCCTTCTTTTTATGCTGTTCAAGTGAAAGAAAAGTTCGGCACGCTTCGTTTCTACATGAGCACAGAGACTGACGAGATGGAAGACCTTATAGAAAAGGCGGAGTTTAAAAGCGAGTCTATTTGTGAAATCTGTGGCAAGACTGGCGTCTTAGACACTTCTGGCTGGTGTGAGGTTAGGTGTGCCACTTGCAGGCTACAAGAAAAGGCAGGCAAATGAGATTTCCGTATAATATAATTTACTTTTTCAGATATGAGATCAAATATTTCTTTCAGAGGATTTTTAGGGGGTATGACGATCGGGCTATATGGGACCTGGATTATTATATAGCGACCAAAGTAATAAAGCCGTTAAAGCATTTCCGGGCTTGTGTCTGTGGGACTCCTATTTCTTTTACTGAGACGGAATGGCATGCTGTTTTAGATAAAATGATATATTCTATGGAATTTACTATTGAAGAGAATTATTCGATAATGTCAGCAGCAGAACGTTCTAGGATAGACGAGGGTTTTTTTCTATTTGGCAGGCACTTTCAGTCTCTTTGGTATTAGAATCAAAAAAAATACTTAACATTTCTACCAATTACATTTACAGTAAAGATAAAACATGTCTTAACTTAAACAGTTAATGAGGATTATCTATGGTTTATCAAACACGCTTAAATGAGTCCTTCTATACCTCTAACAACAACTCTGACGTTCTTCATATGATGCAAGATTCATATAATAAAAACGCACAAGCTAATCAAAGCTATTGGCTAGAAGGCACAATAGACGTTAGATACAAGGCTGGGGATCAAACGTTATGGAATGAGATATACGGTGGACTGCCGTCATGTCAGCAAAAGCAGTTTAACTTTAATAAGATCAGAAGAATAGTAAACATGATCACCGGATACCAGAGGCTTCACAGAAAAGCCACTACGTGTATGCCGATAGAGGGTTCTGATGAAGAGACCTCAGATCAATTCGGTGCTTTACTAGACTGGGTTGGTAATCGTACTAACATGTACGAAACAATCTCTACAGCCTTTGAAGGAGCTATAACTACAGGAATGAATCTTCTTTCTATGTGGATGGACTACCGCAACGACCCTTTGTCGGGAGAACTTCGCTTAGACAACTTAAGTTATAATGGATTCCTAATAGATCAGTTCTTTACTAAGCCTGACCTGTCAGACTGTAACTTCATATGGACAAGACGCTACATTACAAAGAAACAAGCCGTTAGTCTTATGCCTGAAAGAAAGAAAGATATAATGGAACTTTCCGGTGCTCAAAAAGATGATAAGTTTTCTTTTCTTCCTGAGAACTACAACGTAAGCAACCCTGACCTACTTAGCTATGATGAGTACTGGTATCTAGATTATAGAGATCAAAAGATCTTAATAGACAAAGAATCCGGCGAAACTCTTGAGTGGACTGGAGACGATGAAAGACTTGATATGTTCACACGTAACTTCTCACAAGTTGAAGTTAAAAAGACTCAGAAACAAACTTGCAAACTAGCTATTGTTATTGGTGGGCGTGTCTTTTATGATGGCCCTAACCCTTATCACATAGATCGCTATCCCTTCGTACCTATGCTTGGATACTTTGAGCCTGATATTCCATACTATGAATGGAAGATACAAGGTGTGGTAAGAGGCCTTAGAGACTCACAGTATTTATACAATAGAAGAAAGGTCATTGAGCTAGACATCCTAGAAAGCC